AGTTCTCGGCAATTTTGAGTTCATAGATATCTTGCATTTGGATCCTATCAATGAATCTATCAAAAGAGAACTGGTCTGACTTATTGACCACGACTACCTTAATAAATTGTTTGGATAGATCCGGCATTTCATATTGACTATTATAATCCATTTCTTTATCATTGTAAACCAATTTTTTAAATAAAGTGTGTGGATTACGAATTGGAGTCAGTTCTCGGGTCTCTGTGTCTAGCACGTGGAAGTATTTTGGATCATCACAATCGGACCAAGTAAATTCCATCTGATTACCAAGATAATAGACATTACCTTGAGTTGATTTGGTATGGAAGTGTCCAGAGAGAACCATTTCAAATCGTTTCAGTACAGTTGGATCCATACCGCCGGTATTGGTAATCCCACGCATCATCTCAAAACCAGTGAGCTCAAAGTGACCACCAACAATATCTGCTTTACAATTTTGAAGGAAACTAATCGACTGATCGTAGTTCTCTGAGTTAATCCATGGAATCAAAGCAATATCCAATCCATCATAGTCCAGGACGGCAGGTTCTTCAATGATCAGAATCTCATTCATATAGTGACCAAGTAACTCTTTGAGTGAGTTTAGATCATTGGTGTTTTTATAGAATGTATCATGGTTGCCTGGAATAATATCCATTCGCATATTACGTTTGCGAAGTTCTTCCAAAAATATCTTACGATTATGATTAATTGCTTTAATGTTTAAAGTACGGCGATTATCATAGTAGTCGCCAAGGTGGATAATCCGTTGGATCCCATGTTCTTCACAGTATGGAAAAAATAAATCAGAATAGAATTTAGTCTGATTATCTAGGAATATTTCTGAACCATTACGAATATCACAGTGTGTATCATTGAGTAGAGCTATTTTCATGTTTCTTTATGCTATAAGTTCCATCACCATTATCAATCCATTGGATGGTATCACCTACCTTCCAACCCATTTGATCCATAAGATCTTCACCCAATGGTAATATTAATTCACCATCAGAATCTTTTTCAATTTCAACTATCATTCCAAAAATTCCGTTAGGTCTGAATCAGCATAAACCCTACGTTTTTTCTTGACTTTTTCTGCTTTGGCAAAATCTTTAACCTCCTTATCTTGTACCTTGACCTTTTCAATTCTATCTCTAAGTATATCAACAACCGATGTGATCTCTTGAATACCGGCACCGTCACCATCTGTTTCAATAAAGTCTTCAATAGCAGCAGTTGTTAAATATTTAAGTTTAATATCCTGTTGTTTCTTTTCTTTACTAATCCTTCGTAAAAAGGCGTACCAAGAAATTTGAGTAAAATATGCAAATGCGTTAGGTTTCCCTGTACGAGTAGCAGTTTCTATGTTATAATTATCAATGGCTTTGAGACAATTTTCAACCGCATCCATGACCATCTCTTCGCGATATGTATAGCGAATAAAATTGGATTTATGAGACAAACCCTCGGCAATGCGTAAAAAGCATTCCGCTATATAGTCTGGTACGACTGGAATTTTTACTTCGTTTGATCTTGCTTCATTCACCAATTTAACATAGTCAACTACAGCTTGGGAAAAGTCAGCATTATTGACATAATGAATGCTTTCTCTTTTTGACATAGAACCTCCATAATGTTCCATTATATCACATAACTGCACAAAAGTAAATCAATGAAATTAGTTGTTTACAGATCACTGTCTATATGATATAATAGTTAAGTCCCGCTGGGGTGGTTGGTATACCTAGTGGATATGTTTAGATGGGTCAAACATAATGACGTTGGATTCACTTGAATCATAATCATAGTCAACCATCTCTTCAATTGTATGTTCTTTCATTTCCTTGAGAACATCATAATAATAAGACATTGCTTGTTCACCTGGATTAGACGATCCAATAATATGGTAGGAACTTACGGCGTGCATCGCATCCGGATCCTCCTCGAATGACATCCAAGGTTTGAGAGTATAATATCTCATACCTTGGTCAATATCTTCCATGGCAACAATTTTTAAAACGCGCCGTACAATAATATCATCCGTTTCATCATTATTCCAAGCAACAATTTCACATATTAATTCATCGTTATTTGCTAGTTTGAATTGTTTTATTTCCATCACAGATCTACCTTATATGTCTTATATATGAAATTTTCTGCCTTATATATTTTCAATCTTTCGAACGAATGCAATAAAGAGTAATTTTGTCTGTTTCCCCAGCTAAGGTCGTCCGTGATATCGTACAGTTGAGTTGTTCGCCCGTCGTCTGATTTACGAAGACCTCTTCCGATTGATTGGAGGACTCTAATTTGCGATTTGGATGAAGAAGCAAAAACAATATTATGTAAATTACGAATATTAATACCAGTGCTGAAAGTACCCAATGAAGCAACGATGATTGCGTCTGATTGCTTTTCTGTAATTTTTCTAATCGCTTCTCGGTCTGCCGTGTCAGTCGCGCCACTGACGAAGAAAACTTTTCGATCATCGTGTGCTTTATCCTCAATTAAATCAAACAACACTTTACCATGTTTTTCCACATATTGGAATAGAACCAATGTATTACCTTTTTGCTCTAAGGCAAGATTACGAATAAACTTATTTCGTTTTTCCAATCCAACAATATAATTTATTTCATCCTGATACGGTTGTTTACCAAATGTTTTTCGTACATCTTCTGGATGTGTTAACACAATACGCCTAATTTCCAATGGGGCAAGAGTATCATTGTCTTGCAGATCACGTGTTGTAGTAACTCTATTTACCTTTCCAAAAAGACCTTGTAAGACGAGCTCGTGTGTCTGTGTTCCGTCCAGGGTGCCAGTAGTACCAAAACGGTACGCAGCCTCAGAACATTTATTCATAATGGATGTCAACGATTTGGATTTAAAACCATGGCACTCGTCACCAATAACCATACCAAATTGTTCAAACCATACGCCTGGCAGTTTATAGATGGATTGCCACGTGGATACAATAATGGATTCTATAGTATCCTTTTCCTTGCCTGAGTATATCTTATGGACATTATTATATCCATAATCTTTAAAGTCATTTGTCATCTGCTCAACAAGAGATGTCGTAGGGACAATAACAAGAACTTTTGTATCCTCAGATTCTCTAATCATATCCAAATAGAATCTAATTAAAACATATATAATAAGTGATTTACCAGAACCGGTTGGTGATAATAGAATTGCTCTTTTCTTTTCTAATCCACGACACACGGCATTAAATTGGTAATCACGTATCGGAAACGGAAGTGCAATATTATGAATGAAATCCATTACCTCTTGTGGATCTACCTTGGTGTTATGAGTAGCATCGTCAGGGTAACCATACTCAGTGCGCTCTGCGTGTATGGTATAGCCTCTTTGTTCAATAAATTTCTCGAGATGGTCGATGAGTCCGGCAGGTAACTCATAGGTCCTGGCATTAAACAGACGAATTTTACCATCCCATAACTTGTTACGGAATGCTGGCATGAACTTATATCCGGGCACAAAGAATGAAAAGAATTCATTCAGTTCCTGAGCCTGACCAAAATCACATTCTATTTTTAGAACGGAATGGTTTAATTTCCGGACTCGAATTGTCTCCACTTAATTATATTTCCTATTGTTTGATGTCGCCATCTTAAAGTATCTATAATTTCTGTAAGTGTTTCAATTACGGTCTTATAATATTCAATTTTTTCTTCAGACTTTTGAATATCCATATCAGATCCATAATAATATTCTTTCTCTTGCTTGGTTCGTATATTTAATCCATTATATGGATCATATGACCAACCACGCTCATCAATATCTTCTTGAGACATTTTTCCCTCATAATATAACCACTTATCTTTGAGTAATTCTTTTTGTTTAAACTCTGCTCTTTTCAACATCAGTTTATAACTGGATAGAAGCTCAAGATATTTTGCATGTAGTATGGGAGTGAGACGAGAGGTTTCGTCAAGATGCATTTCGCTGATTTTACAATCCTCAGCCCAGTCTGCTAGGATCTCTTCTAATGATTTCATAATATAAACTCCAATTATGTACGAGTCACTGTGAATGAGTTACTTATCGCGCCTGTAGTTGAATCAACTTCAAACAATTCAAAATAATTAAATCTGAATGAAGCATTAAATGTGATAAAGTCAGAACCAGTAGATGTAGATTCAAACTGAATGTCACCAAGAGATGTTGGTACACATTCTAAATATTTAATTTGTACTGTTGAATTGTTATGACTTGAGAGAATATTCAATGTAATATCTGCATATGTAGGAGGATTAGTGGCACTACGATTTAACGCTGATTCTTGATTTGTGTCTAAGATTCTGCGTAACCAATTAAACATTTCTTTATACCCTTGCATATCTTCGTCAAGAATAATATTTGCAGAGAGTTCGTTAAATGTTAGTGATTCACCAGCAAATGGTACGCCAGCAATTTTTCTGAATGGAACTTCCACGGCACTAAGTAACATACCTGGGTGTGTTACGTTCTGACAAAAGAACTCAAGGTTAGGATAATTCTGACGATCAAGTACCAGTTTAAAACTGGTAGGTTGGAGATAATTAAGATTCGTAGTAAGATTTGCCATAATTCTATTTATACCATAAAAAAAGGAAGGACCGAAGTCCTTCCTAAATGGATTATTATTATAGTTATAATCCGATGCAGAACTTAAGCGAGGATGTTGTCCACGCGGAAGATTCTGTAGTATTGGTTAGTCTTGACAGCCGCCAAACCATCAGCAGGTGTATCACCAACGAATGGATTTGAAGCCATACCGTAACGAGTCTTAAACCCGATACGTGGCTGGAAGGTGTCTTCTCCAACCGCACGAACCATTGTTAATGGGACGTATGGGCAGTAGAACAGACCAGCGTCATATGGGTTTGTACCCTTATAGCCAACGTTGATGTAATCAACAGAAGCATATGGGTCAATGTAGACACGAGTACGGCCGTTCAATACACCAGCAAATGTATTACCAGTGTCGTCAACATTCAAGTTAGTTGACATTGCAGGAGAGTAATCAAGCATACCAGAAGCAGCAAGAGCAGAAGCAACATCTGAAGAACAGATGATGAAGTTACCCTTACCTCTACGAGTTTCTTTAGCGATTACGTTAGCTTCACGTTCGATTTGAACGATCATGCCCTTGAACTTTTCAACAGACCAACGGCCATCAGCATCAGTTGACAAGTCAAAGATACCGTTAACAGCAGTTGAAGCCTGGAGAGCACCAGTCTTAGCTTGTGAGTTGATTGTACGAATCACTTCACGGTTGATTTCAGCCAAGATCTCAGTTGACAGAATATTTGCCAACTCAGTTTCAGCGTCAAGACCATGAATCGCTTTCAAGTCTTGAGCCAATTCTAAGCTGTATTCTGCTTTCAGAGCACGTGACTTAGCAGTGACTGTTGCTTTCTCGATAGTGAATCCCATTTCCTTGAATGAAGAACCACCACTTGAACCCAATGCTTCAGCATTACCTGTAGCCATACCACCACCGAAGATGTTAGTTAAACGAGCATCATCAGCAGTTGAGTCAGAGTCAAGGTTAGTAACATTAAGACCTGAAGCATTATCAGAGTCATGAGTACCAGAAGAGTCACCAGAGAAGTTAGTCTCAGCTTCTTGGAAGAGAGCTTCACGGTTAGATGTAGAACCACCTTCGTAGCGTGACTTCATAGCGAAGATCAAGCCAGTTGGTCCAGTCATTGGTTGAACACCACACACATCGTATGCCATCAAGTTAGGCATTGCACGACGAACCAATGCAATCAGAACAGGGTTCCAGTTTGCAGCAGAAGTAGTGTTGTTAGCTGGTGCAGCTTCTGAAAGGAAGCCAGAGTTTTGCGCAGCTTCTTCAGCAAATGCACGCTCTTGGTTTTCAAGAACTGCAGCTGTAACTGCTTTTCTGTGATGGTCTTTAATTGATCCGGCAGTTTCTTCGTTAAGAACCGGAGACCATTTTTCGATCAGACGATCATATGATTCCATTTTTGGAACTCCTTATTTATTGGTCTTTTTAATGGCTGAAAGGTATGATTCCATTACTGGTGAAGAAGTCATTGGAGCAATATCTCCATCTTCAACTCCATCTGTAATGTCAACGGTTTCAGTAGTCTTCTTAGTGAAGTATGATTCCTTGATTGTAGCAACTTTTCTAGCAAAAGTTTCTTCATCTTCAAAATCAACATCTTCAACAAGTGACTTAAGTTTTTCTACCTGAGTCTCTGCAAGGTCACGAGCTGATTCACGAATAATCGCGTCACGCTTATAGCCTTCCAATTCTTCAGATAGTTCGATAGCTTTAGCAGTAGTAACATTCAAAGATTCTTCAAGTTCTTCTACTGTTTCTGCCAAATCATCAACTAGGTCAACCTTAGACTCAGGAACTTCAATGTAAGACTCTGTGAACAGATCCTTAAGATTGTTCATAAAGTTCTCAGCAATTTCTGCTCTTAAGCCATTCTGGATAGCAACTTGATTGTCTTCCATCCATTGTTCAACAACGTAGTTGAGGTAGCTGTCAACCTTTTCTACGAGATCAGTTTTTGTTGTCTGAATTTCTTCAGCAAGTTCTTCCTCGTATTTTGCTTCAAGCCGATCGATTTCTTCTGAAAGCTTAGATTTAATCGCAGCTTCGAAGATTGTTTCGGCCTTCTCCTTGAACTCTTCAGAAAGTGTAGCTTCTGATTCAACGAGAGCACTTAGGTCTTGTGAAAAGTCTGCTTCATATTGAATGTTTGATGTTTCAGCAATTGCTTCATCTTCGTCCCATTCAATACCTTCAGCCTTCATCATACCATTGTACATTGCCTGAAGCTTCATTTTAGGCGCTTTAGACATATTGTTGTACATTGCATTGATGAGACCAGCTTTTGTCTTAGGCATTGGATCTTGCTTAGTCTGGTCACCCTTACGAGAAGGGGCCTTCTTAACAGAATCGTCAGCTTTGTCAACAGATGCTACAGACTGAGCTTCAGCATTCTTAGGATCGTGACCTTGAGCTTCCATGATTTCGTTCTCGTCATCATGGAGTTCAATGTCTTGATCTTCAGTGTATTGATCAGTCATATTGACTCCTATTATTTTGATTTGAGTAACGAGAGGAAATTCTTAAACTCACGAACCTGTACCTCATAGAGATCTTTCCGTGGAGCTTTCTTAATTTCAGTCTCCATTTGTTCAATTGCCCGAGCTTCAATGATACCGTTATTCCAAATCCATTCTACGCCTTCCATAACACCATTAACAAAAGCATTTGGAGCAGATGGATCTTGTACGATATCGATGGCATTAAGCATGAAGTCTTTACCGACCACCATTGCATCGCCACCACGCTGTAGGCTTCCCATACCACGAGTTGAAACGCCAACCCTGACACCGCCATCGAGTAAACCTTTTACGATTTGACCCATTGGAGTTTCCAAGATAGTCGCTTTTCCTACAATATCGTTACCCTTCCAATTAAGGGATTCGATCTTGTGAGAAACTTTATCAAGGTTAACAGTAGGACCATCTGGATGGTTTAATTCACCTACTGCTCTACCTTTTGAAACTTGTTCGTCATTATACTTACCAACTGCGGCTTCCATAATAGGTCTTGGATAAATCCGACCGTTACGGTTTTTAGCCTCAGCCTGAGCAAATACTCCTTCAATAGAGTATTTCTTACCACCACCTTCTTTGGCTTCGGTAAAGAACTCAAGGTTCTGGTCTGTATATTCTGCAATAAGTTTCATTTCATTTTCCTAAATTGTGACACAAATTGAGTCGCAGCTTTCTCTGCTTCCTTTTGTGTTCTATAGGAATCT